CCGTCGTGGATGGCTCGGCCACGGCCTTTATCGAGTCCCTCAGAATGCTTGATCTGTGGAAGTATGGGAACGTGGACCTTGGTCCGCCCGCGGCCTGGGGCCCAGACTGTGTCCTCGTGCTGGACTCGCTGACGTTCCTTTCTGATGCGGCCTTTCGCTTTCGTGAGCCTTTGGTCCCTAAGTCAAAGGATGGCAAGTATGACGTTCGAGCTGTCTATAAAGACGCGCAGGACGCTGTTGAGGGCGTCCTTGCCCTCCTCACGTCTGAGTCTTTCAGAACTAACGTTATTGTCATTAGCCATGTCAGATATGTGGATAACCCTGATGGCACCAAGAAGGGCTACCCTACGGCAGTTGGATCAGCTCTTTCGCCTCAAATCCCAAGGTATTTCAATTCGGTGGCTCTCGCCCAGACGGGTCCGGGCGGCAAGAGACAGATCCAAACTGCGGCGACGGCGATGATCGACCTCGCTAACCCCGCCGCGTTCAAGATGTTGCCTACGTTGCCAATTGAGACCGGGCTGGCAACGTACTTCGAAACCCTCCGGTCATAGGAGCCAGGAAATGGCGATGTCCTTTGAAGAAATCCTCAAGATGCCCACGTCGGAGTTCAAGCAACCCAAACCCTTTCCGACGGGGACATATCACTGCATGGTCGACGGGCGGCCCGAGCACGGCCAATCCTCGCAGAAGAAGACTGATTATCTGCGGTTCAAGTACAAGATCATTGCCGCCGGTAACACTGTGGACGCCCGCGAGGCCGCGGAACAGCAGGTCGTCGGGAAGTCCCTGCAACAGGACTTCTACATTATCGACAACGACGTTAGCAAGTCGATTATCAAGGAGTTCCTTCAGAATACCCTCGGTATCGCCAACCCTGGCGACGCGAAGGGCATTGAACAGATGCTCGATGATGTTCCGAACCGTGAGCTATTGGTGGAAGTCAAGCACGAAATGTCCCAGGACGGCAAGCGGATCTTCCACCGCGTGAACTCGACTGCGCACGTGTAGGTATTCGTGACTCCCGAGCGTGCGCGTTGAGGGCCTGGGGACCATCATGAAAGTGGTCCCCAGGCCGCGGAGGTCAAGATGGTTAAGAAGTGCATTGAATGCTACTACTCTATGCCCTGCAACGAGAACGCAGTGGCCTGTCACCGATACCCTCCTGCCGTAACTAAGGTCGAGGAGGGAACTGTAACTTCGCATTCACCACTTGTTAATAACAATTACTGGTGTGGTGAATGGAAACCATTAGGGTATGATAAGGCTCGGAACAAAATGTTCGGGGCCATACCGAGAAAGGAGTCACGCAAATGACTGAGCAACAAGATGACATTCGAACTCTTAATGAAATCCCTCCTCGTGGCAACAATGGCGGTCCTCCTGATCTGCTTCGTATTGGCGAGCTTAGCGCACGGGGCATAGACAGGATAAGCATTGAGACCGCTGATCAAATCCGGGAAATGGGAGAGGCCGTGGTCACGCACGCGGAGGCGATCCGCGCCGAGGCTCAGGCCCTCGCGGACTCCATCCTCGAGTCCGGGAGACTCTTCTCCGATAGAGTTGCGGCGTTCACTAGCACAGCCCAAAGTATGCTTATCTCTATGAATGAGCAGAGGGGTAAGCTCCACAAACCCTAAGGAGGCCACAATGCAGCTTCAGCAGAGCACCTTTGAGTATCTAAGACCTACTGAGGATCAGCAGGACACGATGGAACAAGGCCGTAGAGCCACCAGAATGTATGCTGATTGGATAGATGAAAATGTCCCGGAGGGCCCAGATAAGACCTTCATATTGCGCTCGCTCCGTAGCTTAGCCATGTGGGTCAACGTGGCTATCACCCGGGAAGCCGATGGAGGACCGCGCGTATGACTTCAGGGCAATTTCACTTGGTCCCGCTTGGCGACATCCACGTCAAGCGGGACGAACGGCAGCGACGCGAACTGAGCGACATCGACGTGCTGGCGGACTCGATCAACCGCCTGGGATTGATCCATCCTATCGTCGTTACCCGGGACTTTGAACTCGTCGCGGGCGAGCGTCGATACACGGCCTGCACCAGATTGGGATGGACTGCGATCCCGGTGCAGTACGTGGACGAGCTTGACCCCCTCAAGTTGGAGGCGATCGAGCTTGAGGAGAACATCAAGCGTCAGGATATCTCCTGGCAGGACCAGGTCAACGCCGTCTCTCGGTGGCACGCTCTTCGGCTGCGCGCTGATCCTACGTGGAGCCAGGCGGATACTGCCGAGGCAATAGGCTTTACCAAGCAGCACATCAACAGACTCATACTGGTTGCGGAGGAGATGGATGACAACAAAATGGTTGCGGATGCTCCTAAGCTGTCCACGGCCTTGGGCATCGCTCAGCGTGCGCGGGAACGCCGCGACGAGGCCAACCTCAGCCGACTGCACGAGCACTTCGAGGTCAGGCCCGAGGTCGAGCCAGAGTCGATCCTCACGACGGACTTCACCGACTGGGCGCTCGGGGACAGTCCGTGGCGGTTCAACCTGATCCACTGCGATTTTCCCTATGGAATAGGAGCGGACGACTTCAACCAGGGTGGGGCCGCTGCCCATGGAGGTTATGCCGACACCCCAGAGGGATGGCAACGGCTGATGATGGCCTTGGAGATCACCACCAAAACTATGACGGCCCCGTCGTGTCACCTGATGTTCTGGTTTGCTATGCGAAAGGCCGACGAGCGACTGTATGAATGGACCTGTCGCCAGCTCGAGAACATTGGCTGGGATATTAACCCTCAACCCCTAATATGGATGAAGTCAGATGGAGCCGGTATCTTACCCGACCCTGAACGAGGTCCTCGCCAAATCTACGAGACATGTCTCTTTGGGTCAAGGGGCGACCGTAAGATTGTTAGAGCGGTTGCAAACGCTTACGCAGCTCCAACTGTTAGAGAAAGACACATGTCTGAAAAACCAGAGCCTATGTTACGACACTTCTTCGGGATGCTCGTTGATGAGAATACTGTTATGCTTGACCCCACCTGTGGTAGTGGAAGTTCGTTGCGAGCGGCTGAGTCTCTTGGCGCAAAGCATGTGCTCGGCCTCGAAATTAATCCCGAGTTTGCCGGACTCGCCCGCGAAGCCCTCAAGAGATCCCGTAAGCTGAAAGTGGCCGAGGCCGTCACGTGACCTATAAGATAGCTCTTGTGGGCGAGGCGTGGGGAGAGCACGAGGAGCGGGAACGTGCTCCCTTCGTGGGCCCGGCTGGATGGCAGCTCAACTCGATGTTGGGCGAGGCCGGGATAGCACGAAGGGAGTGCTTTCTTACGAATGTCTTTAACTTGCGACCGAGGCCGACGAACAAGATCGAAAATCTGTGCGCTACGCGCAAGGAGGTCCGTCATGCGCTCCCGCCGCTATCATCTGGCAAGTACATCCGCGATGAATTTCTCCCAGAACTCGACCGCCTTTACGCAGAACTTACTCGAGCTAATCCGAATGTCATTGTCTGTCTCGGGGGAACTGCCGCCTGGGCAATACTACGTGACGGTAGAATATCGAAACTTCGTGGGGCAGTCGCAGGTTCCCCCGTACTGGCAGGAAAAAAGTGCATCCCAACCTTCCATCCCTCCTACATCCTCCAGGGAGGGTACGAAGCAAGGCACGTCACTATCCTCGACCTTCAAAAGGCCCGGCGCGAGTCCGAGTATCCCGAGATTAGGCGCCCACAACGAACAATCTATACCGAGCCCCTCCTCGGAGATCTCGAACAATTCTACGCCGAGCACATCCTACCCACCAAAAGGCTTGCAGTCGACATAGAAACTCGGGGGAACGTGATAACCTGCATCGGGTTCGCCCCTACGATAGACGTTGCATTGGTTCTGCCGTTTGAGGACCACCGCAATGCTTCGGGACGTTATTGGGGCTCGAAAGAGGCGGAGGTCGCGGCGTGGAAATGGGTGAAGAAGGCCCTCGCGAGCCCGTGCGAGAAGGTGTTCCAGAACGGGCTGTTCGATATGCATCGCCTGTGGAGGACTTATGGGGTTCCGGTTACTAATGCTCGTCACGATACTATGCTTCTTCACCATGCACTCATGCCAGAGTCCCCTAAGGGACTCGACTACCTCGGGTCAATCTATACATCCGAAAGTGCATGGAAGCTCGGTATCCGACTGAAACACAAGGGCACGATCAAAAAGGAGGACTGACATGGCTATTCCCAGTATACTCGCCCGCATCGCGGCGGGAGTGGCCTCCGAGGCCATAGAGGACAGTGAGGCCTCGCTCATGGCCACCCTGGCCGAGCATCTGGGCGTGCCCTTTCCCAAGGACAGTGACTCGCTGACCCTCCCCGTGGCCAGCTCCGCGATCTCTGCCATCGGCTACAAGTCGCCCGACACGATCACAGTGGTGTTCAAGCGCGGTGGCTCGTTGAGCTACGACTTCATGGGTTCACTGGACGAGTTCGCCGCGTTCGCGCTGTCGCCCTCCAAGGGAGCGTTCTTTAACGCCCACTTCAAAGACCGATGAAGGCCACTCGCACAGATCTATTGAGGCCCGGCGAGCCCAAGTCCGAGACCGAACGCCTCTGGATATACAACGGGCTCGATTGCTGTGTGACAATGGAGGTCCTCGAGGCCATCCTTCCCCAGCTTGATAACCTCACCGGGAGCACCTATGCTCTGTCGTTGGCCCTTCAGGCCCCGGTGTTAGAGATGAACCTCCATGGAGTGCTTGTCGATGAAACCGAACGAGTACGAGCTATCGAACAGTATCGAAGTGACACTGACCGCCTACAGCGGAACCTGTATCGGATCGTTCACGATGGAGTCGGATACACCAATTTCCGAGACAGCGGAAAAACTAAAGCTTGGCGTTCTAACTCCCATGTTGCTGCTCTCCTCTATGATGTACTCAAACTTCCTGAAGTACGAAAGCGAAACGAACGGGGAGAGATGGTACGCACAGTTAACCGGGACGCCCTTGAACGACTACAGATACATTTTATCGCTCAGCCAATTATTAACCATATCCTCGCACTACGAGATTTTGGTAAAAAGATTGGAGTCCTTGAGACGAAAATTGACTCCGATGGGCGACTCCGTACTTCTTATAACATCGCAGGAACTACAACAGGTAGATTTTCTTCTAGCCTCAATGACTTTGGAAGTGGTGGAAATCTCCAAAACATTGAGGAACGCCTCCGCCGTATCTTCGTAGCTGATCGGGGAATGAAGTTCGCCAACATCGACCTCGAACAGGCTGATAGCCGCAACATAGGAGCACTGTGTTACAATGTCTTCCGTGACGCGAAATATCTGGACGCCTGCGAGTCAGGTGACCTGCACACCACTGTTGCCAAGATGTCAAGACCCGAACTGCCCTGGAGTGGAGATCTCCATGCGGATAGAGGTATCGCCGAACGGCCCTACTACCGACACCACACTCTCCGCCACGTGTGCAAGGTGTTGGGACACGGTACAAACTATCTTGGTTCCCCCTTCGAAATGTCCAAGCACACCAAAATCGAGCAGTCGATCATCAAAGACTTCCAAGCGCTCTACTTCTCCACGTTCCCGGCGATCCACAAGCTCCATGACTGGGTCAAAGAAGAGATAATGAACAAGGGCTATCTCGTGACGCCCTTCGGGCGGAAGCGCTGGTTCTTCGGTAAGCGCGACGAGCGTGATACACTGAAACAGGCCGTGGCCCACCTGGGCCAGTCGATGACCGCGGACGAGATGAACCATGCCATGCTGGCCCTGTGGCGGCTGAACATAGTTCAAATCATGTTGCAGGGTCACGACTCAATACTTATACAATATAAGGAGGGCGACGAAAATGAGGTTATCCCAAGGGTTCTTTCTGCGATGCGGGTTCCCCTGGAACTCGAGGGCGGCCGCGAGTTCGTAGTGCCTGTGGAAGTGCAAGTCGGATGGAATTGGGGTAAGAAAACTGTCGATAACCCGAATGGGCTTTCCAAGTGGCACCCCCCGCAGGCATCCGAAGGCTAGGCAACTGGATCGAGTCCTACGAAGAATACACTGAAATTCTGCCATCTCCGGCATTGTTTCGCAAGTGGGTTGCGATCTTCTTCGTTGCCGCTGCAATGGAACGTAGAGTGTGGGTGAGGACCATGGGGTCCGCGCTCTATCCGAACCTCTATGTCCTGTTGGTAGGCCCGCCTGGAATAGGGAAGGGCGTGGCTATGCATCCCGCCGAGGCCATGATGCGGGACGTTCCAGAGATCCACGTCGGCCCCTCGGACATGACCACGGCCAGCATGATCGATGCTCTGAACGAGTCAGTCAGAAGGGTCATCATCCTGGGCGGTAACCCGCCCTTTGACGAATTTCACTCACTCACAGTGGTCTCCCGCGAGCTGGGCGTGCTTATCCCTGGCTGGGAGACTTCGCTGATGAACAACCTAACGGATATCTACGATGGATTTACAGTCGATCAGAAGCGACGAGGGAAAGATCTTAGGATCAAGATTAAAGCTCCACAGATTAACCTTTTGGGAGCGTGTACTCCTGCATATCTTAACGAGGTCATGCCTACGGGAGCTTGGGATCAAGGGTTCATTTCCCGCACCCTGCTCATATATTCAGGTGAGCGAGTCAGTCGAGACCCTTTCCTCGATGAGGGACTTGGCCCCTCCGCAGGTCGCCTGCACGCTGATCTTCTCCATGATCTTAAAACTATCGCGCTCGAGTACGGTCAAATGTCCTTCACCACTCCCGCCGCAGCTGCAATCAAGGCCTGGATCAGAGGAGGGTGCAAACCCGAGCCGGAACACTCTAAGCTCCAGTACTACAACTCCCGGAGAACCGCCCACCTCCTGAAACTGTGCATGATCTCCAGCATTGCCCGAAGGGGCAATAAGATCATCGAACTCGACGACTATGCCCAGGCCCTCAATTGGTTGATGGAAGCTGAAAATTACATGCCAGACATCTTCAAATCAATGGTATCGGGCGGGGACTCCAACGCGATGGAGGAAACCTGGAACTATGTGTGGACCCTGTACGGCAAGGAGAAAAAGCCCATCTCAGAGCATCGCATAGTGCATTTTCTCCGGGAACGGGTTCCTGCCCATTCCATCATGAAGGTCATCGAGATGATGGTCCGGGGGAGGATGTTCGAACTACAGTCGGATGAGGGCACAGTGGGCTACAAGCCCGCGTCGCGGGAAGCGCGACTTACCGGGCGAGCTGATCCTCGAGAGTAGCCCCGCCGGGATCACGCTCGTCAATGCCACTCATGACCTTGATGTAGATCTCACGAGCGTTGCGGTGCCCGCGGAGGGCTCGATCTTGACTTGCCTGATTGGTGTCAGTCATCCAGTTCTGAAACAACAGCCCGACGCGGGCGGTATACGCGGCCTCTACCCCGCGCCGGTCGAGTCGGTCGAGTTTCTTGTCGTACTTGGTTGGTTTGAGGGGCGGAACGCCCTC